GTGAGCTTTGAGACGATCCTTGCTGCACAAACNCCGCGACGATCCGGTGTCACCTGCCACGTTGAGGTTTTCCGCGCAGGGCTGAGCGTTGAGGATGCAGCTGCATTCGATACAGCGTTGCGATCGACAGATGTTCCGGGTTCAGAAATTCACCGGGCCATGAGAACTATGGGCTTTACGGGGCGGGTGGATAATCTGCAACGCCATCGACGACGGGATTGCACCTGTGTCATTCGCTGATGCGTTGAATGCTTCACAGCCGGTCCCAGCAGAGTGGCAGGCCCGGTCTGAGTGGGATGGCGAATCGGGAAGCATTACTACCGGGTTGATCCAGCCGACCGAGAAGCATGACGATTTGCTTCGGCAGTTCGACTATGACCCTGAGAAGGTCATGATTTCCGGCACCGTCAACCAGTGGCGCAAACAGGTCGCTGACGGCACATGGCGCATTAGCTACTTCTTCAAAGTGCAGTCCAAAGAGAAGATGCTGGATCTGCCAGCGCTGTATGCGGCATCTGCCAAAGTACCCCGCAAGGCCACCAAACCGGCCGTAACGGGTCGCGTGACCGTGGTTGTGCTCGCGGATGCTCAGATCGGCAAGGTGGACAGCTTAGGGAACACGCAAGACCTCCTGCTTCGTCTGGCAGACACTCGCGTGAGACTCGCCGAGCACTTGAAGGAGCGCCGGCCAGAATCGACAGTGTTGGCTGAGGCCGGGGATATCTTCGAAGGCTTCAACTCAGGCGGCAACCCCGCCTTCACCAACGATCTTTCACTGGCCCAACAGATGGACATGGCCAGCACTGAAATCTATGAGTTCATCAAGACGATGACCCCTCACGGGCGCGTCGATGTGATGGCCGTCCCGAGCAACCACACTGCCTGGCGCAATGGGAAACAAAACCTCGGTCGTCCCGGTGATGATCTTGGCCTGTTATGTCACAAGCAGGTCAGCAAAGTCACTGAGGCTGCGTGCATTGATGCTCGCTGGCACATACCCGGCATGTATGACGAAGCCGTAACTCATAACGTAAACGGCACGATCGTTGGTCTCGTTCACGGCAATCAGTATTCGCCTGGTGGTGCTCCTGCATGGTGGGCCAAACAGCAGCACGGCGGGCAACCGATCGGCGCGGCTGAAATTTTGGTAACTGGTCATTTCCATAATCTGCGAATTGAACCAACAGGGCGCAACCCGTACACGGAGCGCTCTAAGTGGTGGCTACAAGCCCCAACATTGGACAACAGCAGCTCATGGTTCAGAAATCTGGCCGGAGGGCTAGGCATGAGCGACCCGGGCCTTCTTTGCTTCGACATTGACGAGAACGGTTTCGATCTTCGTAGCCTCACCGTCCTCTAAACCCCTGACCGCTCCCTTGGGCGTTAGGACCGCCAAGCCATTGGCGTGCGTAAGTTACCGACGGGTAGCAAATGGTTCAGGATTCCGGCGCTCAGGTGTCGGTTAGCGCGGCCCTGTTTTGGCTCATTGAAGGCTTGATGCACCTAAGAACGCGAAACGCATCATTCTTCCAACCAAGGAGAACACGATGGCTGATTGGGCAGCAGAGTCGCGCCCTGTACCGGCAGAACTAACCCCCGGATTCGCGGGAGAAACCTACCCGAGACCACCGACAAAGTTCGCCACATGGGCTGAACAACTCGACAACGCAACCCATGAGCAACTCCGGGCGATGGCCAAGGCGGTGCTGTGATGGCCCTCGACGACTTCGGGACTGTGGTTTACATCCCACCGGGGTACAGCGTGTTCGTGTTCCCCACGCCTGAGCTGATCGAAGAGCAGGACGAATGAACACCCAACAGGCAGCCGACCTTGCGAAGGCGCGGGTTGATGCGGCTGTGGTGCAGGTGCTCGAGCTCAGGGATGAGCAAGACACAAGCGAGGCATGAATGGCGTGGACAACCTCAGACCGAATGGCACGACTACCCAACAACTGGGCAGACATCCGCCGACAGGTCAAGAGCAGAGCACACGGACTATGCCAAGCCAACCAACACGCACGCTCATGCGACGGCCAAGGCACCGATGCCGACCACATACAAGCAGGCGACAACCATCATCTGGATAACCTCCAATGGCTCAGCGCACCATGCCATACCAACAAGACCAACGCAGAGACAGCAGCACGCAACACCGCAACAGCTGCACTCAAACGCAAACCCATTGAGCAACACCCAGGGAGAAGACAATGACCACTGTTATCACCACACGCATAGTAGGCGGCAAGCCCATCGGCTCAACCATCGAAGTCAGTGACTCATCAGCACAACTACTGATCAGCAGAGGGTATGCTGAAGCAACAGCCGAACCCGCGAAGGCATTGCCTCATAAGGTCAAGGCAACCGAGATCGCAGACCCAGAGGGTGCGATTGAAGGGGTGGCGGGGTCTCCCCGCTCGCTTGAGGAGTAGTCGCCGGATAGCAATTCAAACCCTGCGTGCGCTCTTTGGGTATTTTTTCGCGCCCGTCGTGCTGGCGCGAGGTCGCCTTCTCCGGGGTTTTCCGTTTGCCCTGGTCCACTTATGCCTCGGCTTGTTTCCTGTGGCGTTATTCAAAATTGGGTTATCCCCTACAGCTTAAAACCCTTATAGATACTCGGTTTATCCGTAACACCTGCTAGGCTGGGTGGATGAACGATCGATCATGCACCTTTTGTGGGGCGAGCCTGCTGCTCTTGCGCGGTGACGCCCAGTTCTGCTCAACCAAGTGCCGCGTTTATGCTGCCCGCGTTGCTCGGAAAGCTCCTGTTTTCCCGCCCGAGATGACAACTCTTGATCGTTTCGTGCGCTTCGAGCCCTCCAAGCGTCCGGTGACTATCGCCGGCCGAGCTGCGTCGTCAACAGATTCGTCTACGTGGTCGTCGTTTGCGGCGGCTTCATCCTCAACTGTGGGCGAGGGCATCGGCTTTATTCTCGGTGCTGGCATTGGTTGCATCGATTTGGACCACTGCTTCACGGATGGTGTTCTGGCTCCGTGGGCTGCGCGAATCGTTGAGGCGAACTCGGCCACGTTCATTGAAGTGAGCCGGTCCGGTGAGGGACTCCATATCTTTGGCTACATTCCCGAGGGCCCCGGTCGGAAAATTCGTGACGGACGCAACGTGGAGATTTACTCCGTTGGCCGCTATATCGCTTTGACCGGTAATCGTTTCAATTCTGCACCGTCGGCACTGGCTGAACTGGTTGTGCCTATTTCGTAACCGCGCCCCTCGGTGGGCGCTCTAGCGTCCCTGGAGGACATCATGAGTATTCCTGCACCTAAGGGTTTGAAGGCCACGGGGCGCAAGCTGTGGCGTGAGACGACTGAGAACTTTGACCTTCGTCAGGATGAGCTTGAGACTTTACGTGCCGCGTGTGGTGAGGCTGATCTGATCACCCGCATGGAGGATGCGCTGGAGGCTGAGGATCTGACTACTGAGGGTTCGCAGGGTCAGATTGTTATTCATCCTTTGGTTCAGGAGATTCGGCAGCACCGGGCAACAATGGCTGCATTGCTCCGTGGGCTCAAGCTTCCCGATGATTCGATAAATGGCGCTGTGTCGCAACAGCGTGCAGCTGCGCAGTCTCGTTGGGCTTCGGCTCATGGCTCGGTCGCGTAACACTCCGGCCCTCATAACTTCTGAGACTGCTGAGCTTGGCGAGATCGTCACCTGGTACAAGGATCTTCTTGACCGCACCCCACCGCCTTTGGATCTGAAGTGGGATCCGGTAAAGGTTGGTCCCACGTGGCAGTGGAGTGACGGCTGGGTTTTGCCTGAGGTTACTTTGGGCTGGGAGTTCATGGCTTGGTGCGGGTATTGGTTGCGGGGCAAGAAGGGTCCGTGGAGGTTCACCCCCGAGCAGGCTCGCTTCTTGTTGTGGTTCTTTTCGTTGGAGCCTGACGCACAGTTCACCTATCACTCAGCTGTTCTTCAACGGTTGAAAGGTTGGGGGAAAGACCCAATGTTGGCCACGCTCGCTGTCGGGCACATGTTCGGCCCGACGTTGTTCGATTCGTGGGAGGGTGACCGTCCGATTGGTCGGGATAACCCCAATGCGTGGGTTCAGATTGTTGCTGTTTCGCAGATGCAGACCCAGAACACGATGAAGTTGTTTCCTTCCCTGATTAGTCCCGAGGCGCGCAAGCGTTACGGGATTCAGGTGGGGAAGTTGAACGTGTGGGGGATGGGCGATACTCGCCAGATTGAAGCTGTCACGGCTTCGGTTATGGCGATCGAGGGTGGTCGTCCAACTCTGATCGGGCGTAACGAGACACAGAACTGGAACTCTTCTAACGGTGGCCATGACATGGCTGGTGCTATTGAGGGCAACGCGGCGAAGTCGGAGATTGATTCCCCGGCGCGCATGTTGGACATTTGCAACGCGTACCGGCCGGGTGAAGATTCGGTGGGGCAACGCGAGCGCGAGGCTTACGAATCAACGCTGGGCGATGATGCGGCTTTCGGTTCATACGGCGTGATGTACGACTCNCTTGAGGCTCCACCAGATGCGCCGTTGACCTTGGACGCTGCACCGGATGTTGTGAAAGCTGTTCGCGGTGACGCAATCTGGCTGGACGCTGAAGGGCGTATCAAGAAGTCAATCGCGAACCCCGTCAACTCGCCTTCTGAATCGCGTCGTAAGTGGTACAACCAAATCACTGCCGCTGAGGATGCGTGGACTGACCCAGCAGAGTTTGACCCTCTCGCGGATGCTCTCAAAGTTGTTGAGCCCGGCGAAGAGGTCGCCATTTTCTTGGACTGTTCAAAATCGGATGATGCGACTGCCCTTGTGGGTGTGCGCATGTCTGATGGTCATGTGTTCACTTTGGGCATGTGGCAGCGTCCTCCCGGTAAGCGTGGTGATGGTTGGGTGACTCCTCGCGAGGTGGTTGACGAGACCGTTGATGAAGCTTTCGAGAGATTCAATGTTGTGGGTTTCTTCGGGGACCCGTCGCACACGTTAGACGATGAAACTATGGATCGTTTCTGGGATCCCCTGTTCGACAAGTGGCATCTCAAGTATCGGCATAAGTTGCGGATTTGGGCTTCGGGCACAAAGGGTGGCCGTGGCCATTCTGTGATGTTCGATATGTCGGCTCGCGATAACGCACGCCAGTTCGCGTCCGCGGTTGGTTTCACTCTTGAAGAGATCAAGTCAGGCGACTTCACGCATGATGCTGACCCTCGCCTTCGTCGTCACGTTCTGAACGCACGCCGCTATCCAGTTCAGGGCTTCGTTTCCATTGCTAAGGATGGGCGCGAGTCCAAGAAGAAGATCGACCTCGCAATTTGTATGGTCGGCGCCCGTTTGGTGCGCCGACTGATTCTGAATAACGGAAAGAAGAAGGGTGGCCAAGTATGGTGATGAAACCTGCTGCCGTGCTCGAGCTCGCCAACGAATTGCTGATGCCTGGCTTGCAAGCTGAACGCCAACGACTCGACGTAATTGATGCGTGGCATCGTTGGTCGCCTGAGAAGGTGCAGATTCCGGCCCATGCTGATCTTGAGGCTCGCTATTTGCGTGACCTTGCGGAAACGCCTTGGTTGAGCCTTGTTGTGACGACTGTTGCACAACAGTTGGTTGCTGAGCTGATTCGCTCGAATGAGGTCGATAACGTTGATGCGTTGTGGGCTCCATGGTTGCGTAACCGGATGCCTTCACGTCAACGCGCAATTCATCGTGCCGCGCTCACCTATGGGTATGCGTACACGACAGTTATGCCCGGCGATCAGGGTTCTGTGATTCGTGGTTACTCGCCTCGGGATATGTTCGCAATGTATGCGGACCCTGTTGAGGATGAGTACCCGATGTTCTACATGCGCGAGCGTGGCGAGCACCGCATTGTTGTTGATGAGGAAGCCGTTTACACGCTGGGGATGGAGCGCGGAAAGCTTCAGTTCCTCGACTACAAACTTCACCCTGCTGGTGTTGCCCCGGCGATCCGCTACTCGAACCAGATTGACCTCGAAGGTCGCACGCCTGGTGAGGTTGAACCGTTTATCACGATTGCTCAGCGGATCAATAAGACAACCTATGATCGTTTGCTTGTGCAGCATCATTCGTCGTGGAAGGTTCGCACGGCTACGGGATTGGATATGCCATCTGACCCGGTTGAGCGCGAACGTGTGAAAATGCTGTTACGTCAGGGTGACATTCTGACCGGCGAAGAGGGTGTCACGTTCGGAACTCTTGACGAGACAAGTCCTGATGGGCTTATTCGTGCGGGTGAATCCGATATTGAAACTCTGGCTGCTGTTTCGCAGACTCCTGCACATGCTCTGACCGGCAAGATGATCAACCTTTCTGCTGAGGCTATTGCTGAGGCTCGTTCGATGCTTGATTTGAAAGCGTCGGAGCGCAAGGTTGGTTTCGGTGATTCGCATGTTCAAACGTTGCGTCTTTCGGCTCATGTTGAGGGTCGTGCACGGGATGCAGAAGACTTCACTCTGGTCATGGACTGGGCTGACTTGGAGTCGCGTTCGATGGCGCAGGCTGCGGATGCTCTGGGCAAAATGGCAACCATGTTGGGCATTCCTCCCGAGAAGCTTTGGGATCGTATACCCGGCATCACCCCTGATGTTGCAAAGGTTTGGCTGGCGTATAAGCAGGAGAACCCTTCCGCTGAGGTGCAATTAGCGAATGCGTTGAGCGCGCAATCTAATGGCACTAACGGCTGAGGGTAAACGTCTGACCGAGGCTCACCGCTTGGCACAGTTGGCGATTGCTAACCGTGCTGAGGCTGTGGGGCGTGCCTTGTGGCCGTTGCTGAGGGTTGCTGATTTGGATGCATCTACTCCGCAATGGGTTGCGGCGAATGTTGAGTCTGTTCGACGTTTTCAGGCTGAGTCTGTCACTTTGGCCACTGCCTATGTTTCCGAATATCGGGCGGCGGAGGGTGTGACTCGAGTTGCACCGATTGTGTCGGCACCGTTCGATATTCGGGCGGAGTCTGCTGCGCTTGTGTTGGCTGGTCCGGTGCGCGTGAAAACGCTTATCGGTACGGGCACACGTTCGGCGGATGCTCCAGCTTCGGCGCTCACCAAGTTTTCCGGCATTGTTCGCCGGGAAGCATTGCAGGGCGGTCGGAAGCTTGTCGATTTGACTACAAGCAACGACCCGTCTGCGATCGGTTGGCGGCGTGTGACGAGCGGTAACCCGTGCACGTTCTGCGCAATGCTTGCGACTCGTGGCCCTGTTTATGGTTCGCAGGCGAAAGCATCCGCTGTTGCCGGTTCGGGTCTGCGGTATCACGGGCACTGCAATTGCACTGCGGAGATTGTTTACGGCGAGTGGAAGCCGTCCGAGCGTGAGCAGGAATACATCGACAACTACGACAAGGCTGCCGAGGAGGCAACCCGTGTTGATGGGCGCCGTGTTGCTCCTGCTCCGGGCCGGCCGACTGACACGATCCTTTACCGGATGCGCGAAACAGGCATTTTTCGAGACTCGCCACTCTCGCGCAACAAATAGATTTCTCAACCTCGCGTGAGGTTGGGTAACCCGCTGCCCTTGGTGGCAGCCTGAACGCCCCAGGAGGGCTAATGGACGACAACGGTACACCCGATACACCTGACACCTCAGATGTTGATGAAGTAGAGGAAAACGCCCCGGAGGCTGATTCTGAAACTGAAGAAACTGAAGATCAGGGAACTTTCGACGCTGACAAGGCGCGAGAGAAAATTCGGAAGATCAACTCAGAGAACCGCAATCTGCGGAAGCGTGCGACCGAGGCGGAAGCTAAGGCGGATGGTTCAGCAGGTGATGTGGAACGCGTCACAGCCCTGGAGGCTGAGAACTTGCGTCTTCGTATCGGTGTGAAGCATGGACTCCCCGAGTCTCTTGTGAAGCGTCTATCTGGCACGACTGAGGCGGAAATACTGCAAGACGCTGAAGAACTGATGGAACTGTTTGGCGGCACAAAGAAGCCGCCAACGCAACAGTCTCGTGAGTCTCTTCGCGGCGGCGGGGATCCAACCCAGCAGCAAAACAACAACCTCGATGTGGATGAGTTCGCAGAGAAGATGTTCAGAAACTAAGCACCACCGCCCGGTGGTGCTTTTGCATTTAACCAAGGAGGCCCATCGTGGCAAACACTCTTTACACCCCCGAACAGGCAGCAGTTGCGACTCTCGCGTCGCTTCGTTGGTTGTCCAACCTTCCCCGCACCGTTCGTCAGGACTTCTCTTCGGAGTTTGTTGCTGGCCGCGGTCAGACTGTCAACGTGCTCGGCCCGATCAGTGCTGGTGCTGCACAGGTTTACACCCCCGCCAACCGCACTGCACGTACTGCCATTAGCTTTGGTGATCTCGCGCAGACGTGGACCCCTGTAACTCTGGAAAATCAGGTTTACAACGCGATCCGTCTNCCGGACAACTTCAACACCTTCACTCTTGAAGATCTGACTCGTCAGGTTCTCAAGCCTCAGGCCGAGTCGATCGTGGACGAGCTTGCTTCGCCGCTCCTCGTGGAGATGGCCGCGATTGCCACTGACGCGAGTGTCCCTCCGGTTGCTGCGGATGGCTCGAACATCATGGCTGTTCTGATCAAGCTGCGTCAGGTTCTCAACGAGCGCCACGTCCCCACTGCTGGCCGTACGTTCGCTGTTGGTGCTGACATTGAGGCTGCGATTCTTTCGCTCACTCAGCTTCAGAAGGTCAACGAGTCCGGTTCGTCCGAGGTTCTCCGTAACGCAACCATTGGCCGTCTCTTCGGATTCGATCTGGTTGCCGATCAGGGTCTTGCCTCTGACTTCGCTATCGCGTACCACAAGGACGCTTTTGCTCACGTCACCCGCCCGTCGCGTAACCCTGAAGGCGCTGCCAAGTCGGCAACCGTCGCACAGGATGGTTTCGCGCTGCGTTGGATCCAGCACTACAACCCCATCCAGCTGGAAGACCAGTCTGTTGTGGACACCTTCTATGGTGCAGCAACGCTCGACGCTGCACGCGCCGTTTCCGTTTCGCTGGCAGTTTAGTCATGGTGGCCCTGGCAACGATTGCTGGGGTAACTGAGCTTGCTGATTGGGTGGGCGACTCCATTGCGGAGGGGTCATCTGAGTACAAGCGCGCCGTGATGTGTCTTCGTCTTGCGTCTGCTCTGGTTCGTAAAGAATCAGGGCAGACGTGGGCGGATGACGTAGGCGTTTTGGTTACTTCGGTCCCCGATGAGGCTGTAATGGTCACCATCTATTGCGCGTCGCGTGTGTACGACAACCGGAATGCGCAGACCCGTAGCGGCATTGATGATCTGTCGGAGTCGTGGAAAGTTGACGAGTCCGGCGCATATTTGACGGCTTCGGAAAAGCGGATGCTTTCACCTTTGCGCCCCGGCAATGTGGGCGGCTTGGGTACGGTTTCGACTACTCGTGCTGAACTGCCGGATACTTCGGTCAGTTGGGTTCCTACGACTACGCCGGGCGTTTATTTCCCTTGGTATTAGGAGGCTCGTATGGTTTCGAATCAGATGCTTGTTCGTGGCCGCGCGAAGGCTGCTGGAAGGTTCACTGAGACTCTTCGCTTCTATATCCTCAATGGCACGACGGTTGACCCTGACACATTGGAAGATGTTGAGGCGGTCACTGTTTTGCACACGGTCGCGGGCCGGGTGAAGTATCCGACTTTGACCGTTTCGGAGCGTTCGGCAGTGGGGCAAGTGTTCGCCACGCAGTCGGTGAATGTCCATGTGGCTGTTGGCTCGGCCCCGGATGTGCGCACGAACCATTTTGTGACAGTGACGGCTTCCACAGCTGATCCTGCGTTAATCGGTCGCGTGTTTCGGGTCACGGGCAATGCACAGTCTGGTCAGGTCACAGCGCACCGGTTCCCGGTCGAGGAGGTCTCGTGAGTATCTCGTTTGACTTCTCGGAGGTCAACCAGCTCACAGCACTCATTGGTGCGGCACCGGTGAAGATGATCCCGTTGATTCGCAAAGCCGTTGAGGTCACAGCCCGGAATGTGAAAGACGACTGGAAAGAAGATATTCCGTCGATTCAGTCTCGCGGTTCTCGCGCCTACCCATCATCAGTTGACTACACGATGGTGCTCGACACTGACGGTTCGATTGGCGCTGAGGTTGGCCCTAATCTGAGCCGCCGTGGTGGGTCTTTCGGCTTCTTGGAGGATGCACCTGGTGGGGTCAATTCGGCACCGCAACATTCTGGGCGTAAGGCTGCTTCAAAGAATGAGGCTGACTTTATGAATGGTTTGGCGATTGCTGGGGAGGATGCGCTGAAATGAGAGAACATTTTGAGGCTGTCAAGAATCGTCTCCTGGCTGATGCCGCTCTTGCGTCGCGTGGTGTTTACGATTCGGCTCTGATGGAAGATGGCGCGCCGGTTATTGGGACGTACACGATCCTGTTCGGCGGTGCTCCTGACTCGTTTGATGATGTTCGTCTGTCGGCTGGGCAGTCGATGTCATCAGATGCGACGTATGTGTACACGGTGCGAGCAGTGTCGCCGTCTGCTGATGGTGTCCGTTCTGCTTTGCAGAAGGTGTTCGCGCAGTTGCTCGGGTTTGTCCCTGTCATCGCGGGCCGTCGTTGTTCGCCGTTGACGTTCGATTTTTCTACTGAGGTTCGCGCCGATAACGCGGTGAGTCCTCCATTGTTTTATGCGGATTCAGAATTCACTCTGAGATCGTCTCGCGCGTAACGAAAGGCAGATCATGGCACTTTTCACGAACAAGCACACTGGTAACACGATGGAGATTCCGGACCACAATGTTGCTGCTTATGCGGCGGCAGGTTGGGTTCCACAGAAGCGGGTCAAGCCTGTTGAGGTTGTCCCCGAAATTATTGAGAGCCCCAAGCTCTAACCCCACACCGTTTCATTCAGGCACACGACATCGTGTGCCTTTTTTGTACCCAAATACCTCTCCTGTACCTCAGGAGACAAAACCCCACTTTGGGGAACAACCGAAAGGAAAACCCCATGACAGACGTCCAAGAAGACTACGCAGGNCCCCCAGCCGTTGACCAGTTGGGAAATCTCACCGTCTGGTGGGTTCCCACTATTGCGGATCCAGCTGCACCGACCGCGCTCGAAATTGGAGCTACTGGCGCTTTCCGTGTCACCTACTCGTTCACCGCTACTGGTTGGACTTTGGCCGGTACGCAGGTCAAGGGCACTGACGACCGCCTCACTTCCCCTCAGACTTTCGAGACGCTCGGCAAGACTGCCCGCACTCTGGATCTCGGCTACGTCGATTCTGTTGCTGAGGGTTCCGCTGCTGTTGTCCTGGTCGAGAACGCGGCGGGTTTCTTCGTGGAGCGTCGCGGGGTTGACCAGTCCGAGCTGATCACCGCGGGCGACATGGTCCGTGTTGTTCCGGTGAAGCTAGGCGCCCAGATCGAGGGTCCTCTCGATGGGACCGGCAAGTTCACGTACATGCAGATGACTGCAATCACGGGTGCTGTTGCCCTCGTGGCTGTCGGTTAGCAAACCGTTTCATTGGTTCCCGCGGCCTGTTCTCCACCGGGCAGGTCGCGGGGTTTCACCTCACCGGTGGGTTTATGGGTGGAGATAAAGAATGTCTAGTTTTTCTGATCGTCTTGCAAGCGCGAAAGCGGCTGTCAAACCGTTTCGTGATGTTGTTGTTTCTTTGGATGCGGATGTTTCTGAGCGTCGCGCTGAGTTGGTGGAGGCGATGGCGAAAGCGAAAGCCAATCCTGATGCACGTTTGGCTGCGAAGTCGGCTCCTGATCTGATTCAGGAACAGTTGGATGAGCTTCTTGCTCTCACTGCTGATTCGTTGGTGACTCTCCGTTTTTCTCGGATGAGTGGTGTTGATTGGGCTGAGGTTACCGCCCGGTGCCCCGTGCGCCTTGATGCGGCGATTGACCGTCAATACGGGTACAACATGCACGCCGTGTGCGCCCTCGCAGCACCCCTGAGCGGTGTTCGTGTTGAGGGTGGGGAACTGGTGCCGTTGGTTGTTTCCCCGGCTTCTGCTGGTGTTCCTGCGGTCAATGAGTGGGCTGATCTGCTCACCACTGTTTCCGGTTTTGAGTTCGGGCTGATTGTTGATGCAATCTATGAACTGAACGAGTACGAACCGGCCTCACGGGTTGCGAGCTTGGTAAAAGAATTGGCGACTCGTCCCGCCTAAAGGATGAGCTGAGCCTTGCTGTTCGCCTGGGGGTTTCTCCTCGGCGTTTGGCTGGGTGGGAACCTGCCGAAACAACAACGTTCGAGTATTCGGATGGCGTGATGGTTTCGTCAACGACCACACGCGAGGGCGAGTTTTCTGCTGAGGATGTCGGCTTGCTTCTGGCGTTTGCACGATATGAATCGGATCGTGGCCCACACGGGCATTCGTTAGCGAAGTCAACGAGTCCGGGTGCTGATCCGAACGAGTACGGGACCGCACTACGTTATGTCGGTCATGGTCCGTTCACGGATTGGGCGAAGAAAGCTGAACTCGATAAAGAGGACGCTTACCGCGCGTCATTCCCGAAGGATGCCGTGGTGAACCAAAACGGGCATTACTACACCGTCGAAGAGATCGAGGGTTAGCCCAGCTGCTCCAGAATATCGACACCTTCAGCACCGCACGCGCGTTTCACTGATGCCATATCAGTGAAGAAGGAGCCTTGGTCAACATATAAGTCTGCAACACGTGTGGGCAATCCTGTTATCAACGTGCCGATTCGGGTTTTCACATCGCCGTCACTCATGAGCATTGCTTCATCGAAGCGGCCCGGCATTTTGTCAAGGTGGCTCACGAACTCATCGGCTGTTTCTGCGGTCGATCCGGTGACCATCGTGTTCGCAAGGTCAATCGCCACTGTTTCAAATAGTTGGCAAGCAGCTTTGTTGTCCTTCGCCGCAATGGTTGCGACTGGTTCCGGTGTTGCTGAACTACACCCGCTGAGTGCTAGCACGCCAATAAGTAAGAATCCCCCGAGTTTTTTCATGATCTCGACCCTACGCCAGTTTCTGGCATTTTTGGAGGTTTCCCATGGCGGACAGAGTCGTGAAGGTTTCGCTAACGGCCCAAGTGTCGAACTATGTGGCTGGGATGGAACAGGCCCGCAAGGCGACGGCTGATAGTTCAAAGGCTTCTGAGGATGCGTCTGCGAAGTTTGCGGCACAGAACCAAGCCATGACCACTATTGGTACAGGTCTCCTAGCTATCGGCACCCTCGCGGCTGTTGGTGTTGGCCTAGCGATCAAGAAGTTTGCTGACTTCGATGAGGCAATGTCGTTCGTCGCGGCAGCCACTCATGAGACTGCCGACAACATGAACCTGTTACGTGATGCGGCGCTTGATGCTGGCGCGCGCACCGTGTTTTCTGCCACGGAATCTGCCAATGCGATCGAAGAGCTCGGCAGGGCTGGCCTGACTACTGCTGACATTTTGGGCGGTGGGCTCGACGGGGCTCTATCTCTCGCCGCAGCTGGTGGGCTGGGTGTTGCTGATGCGGCTGGTATTGCTGCGGTAGCTCTCAAAACGTTCAAGCTTGAAGGCTCGGACATGACCCATGTTGCCGACCTGTTGGCGGCTGGTGCGGGTAAAGCAATGGGTGATGTGACGGATCTTGCTTCGGCTCTCGCACAGTCGGGCCAGGTTGCCGCCTCTACTGGGCTCACGATCGAGGAAACGACGGCGACACTCTCAGCGTTCGCGGCTCAGGGCCTTCTTGGTTCTGACGCTGGTACTTCGTTCAAGTCGATGCTTCAACGCCTCACACCGGTGTCTGCTGAGTCGAAGAAGGAGATGGACCGTCTCGGGATTTCTGCTTATGACGCGCAGGGAAACTTCATCGGGATGGAGAAGTTTGCTGGTAACTTGCAGGACTCTCTTAAGGGTTTGACAGTTGAGCAACGCAACGCGGCGCTCGCGCAAATCTTCGGCTCTGATGCTGTTCGTGCCGCCACAGTTCTTTACTCTGAGGGCGCGGACGGGATTGCTAAGTGGGAAGCATCCGTCAACGATGCTGGTTATGCGGCCGAAACTGCTGCGACACGCCTAGACAATTTGAAGGGTGATGTTGAACAGCTCGGGGGAGCTTTTGACACTGCACTAATCACAACTGGGTCTGCGTCGGATGATGCATTGCGTCTTCTGGTCCAGACAGCCACGAATCTACTTGATGTTTTCAACGGTGCGCCCGTAAGCGTCCAGCAGGCCACACTGGCACTTGGTGTCTTGGTTGCTGGGGTGGCTCTTGCGGGTGGGGCTTTCCTCGTAGCAATTCCGAAAATCGCGGAATACCGCACTGCGATTGAAGTTCTTGGCCCTACTGCCCAGCGGGCTAGCGCAATCGTTGGCACGTCTATGAAGGCACTTGGCATCGTTGCGGCTATCGGTGTCGCAGTTGCAGCCGTTACAGCGTTGACGGGAGCAATGAAGGGTGCTGGGGTTAGCTCTGAGGAGCTTGCGAACGTCCTGAACAATGGCAAGATCCGTGATGGGGTGAAGGCTGCTTTCGATAGTGCTGCGTGGTTTGGTGCAGAACTTGGCCAGATGAACGGGGCCATTGAAGATCTTGGTGGCACTCTCGATTCTGTTTCTGGAACGATGGATACTCGATGGGCTGGTGCGTTGTCTGGTGCAGTTGACTGGATGGACCTGAACTTAGAGAACACTGACCGGATGCGCGATGGTCTCCAAAAACTTGGAGACTCTTTAGGCTCGATGCCCTTGGCGGATGCGCAGTCAGCTATGCGTAAACTTCGTGACGAATATAGCCTCACTGATGAACAGATCATGACTCTTATTGATCAGTCTGGACCGTTCAAAGATTCGCTAGTTGCAGCGGCGAGTGAAACTGGTCAGTTGGCAGACAACCAGACTCTTCTAAAAATTGCTTTGCAGAAGACTGAGCCAGAAGTTTTGAGTGCGGCTGATGCTTATCTTGAAACATCTGACAAGTCTGCTGCGCTTGATGACAAGATCACCACGCTCATCGACTCGATGAATATTCTTAACGGAGTCGGGCTTGACGCTTCGGCGGCCAATATTGCTTATCAGCAAACGCTTGACGATTTGGATGCGCAGATTGCACTCAACAATTCGGGTGCAGAAGGCTATGCGACCACGTTAGACATCGGAACAGAAGCTGGTCGTAACAACCGGTCAATGTTGGATGATCTTGCGAAGGGTGGCCGAGATGCGGCTGATGCACAGTTCCAACTTGATGGTGACACGGCAGCCTACAAGCTGACTCTTGAGGCGGGCCATCAGGCTGTTTATGATCGCGCGATTGCTCTCGGTGCTAATGCTGATGAGGCTAAGCGGATTGCTGATGAGATTTCGGCAATTCCCGATAGCACGCAATGGAAAGCAATCATTGACGTAGCTGATGCAGACAACAAGATCCGGGCGTTTATCAACCGCTGGAACGGCAACACTATCAACCTAAATACTGCGGTTTCCGGCCGTCTCGGCTCGGGTATTCTCGGCCCCGATCGTGCAGCCGGTGGCATCCTTCCTGGTGCGCCGTCTGCCACAGACAACATGTACATCCACGCGGCCAGTGGTGAGTTCATCACGAACGCCAGTTCGACGGCTGACCCGGCGAACCGTCGCGCCCTTGAGTTCATGAACGCGGGAGGGTCGATTCAGGGGTACGCGAATGGTGGGATGGTGCGCCCCCAATACGTCACCGGTGGTGGCGGTACTGGTGGGAGTAGCTACACGACATCGGGTGACACATTCAACGCTTCTTTCCAACTCTCACCTGTCGGCGGTCGCTCATTGGCTGATCAGGCTTTTGAGGCTTCACGACGAATGAAACTTCGGAGGNAACCGGTGGCTGATGTCAATTTCACTATCGAACGGGCAGGGTATCCAACGATAGTTCTGAACTCCGATAGCGGTGGGCAGTATGGTTTGCAGGTCGGCACGCAGGGTTTCGGGATTGGTCCGATCATCCCAAGGTTTCGGGAATCATCTTCGGATGGTGTGCAGTATGTGGGGGACAAGGTTGGGGCGAAGTCCATTGATTTGGGTCTCATCATTTTCGGCACAGACCGCCTGAATACGGGCGAGCTGATTCGGTCTTTGCGTAAACTTTTGCGGTGGCGTGAGAATCAGGTGTTGCCGCGCCTGGTTGCGTCGTTTCCGAATGGTGAAATTCTTGAGGTTCCCGTCGTGTATGAGTCGGGCCTTGAGCATGATTACTCGCGTGCGCTTTCTGAAACGTTCATGGCGACTGTGGCTGTTACTGCACCTAACCCGTTCTGGTCTGCCCGTGATGCGGAACAGTTTTCGGTGTCGGCTGATACGGCTGGGACCCCGTTCATGGACAACATGGCTGGTCTCCCTGTCACGTCCTCGAATGTGATCGGTCAGGTGTCGGTCACGAATTTGGGTGATGTGCCGGCCGATTTGACGATGATCCTCACAGGTCCGTCTTCGGGTTCCACAACTGTGCTGGTGAATGGTGCGGGGTTTGTTTTCACGGCTGCTCTTGGCTCGTCGGAGGTTGTGACGGTTGCGCGGGGTCCGCTTGGTGTGACGGTGACTGATCAGTCTGGGGCGAATCGTTACGCGAGTCTGGGTGCGGCACCGAAGTTTCCGCAGCTGCCACCGGGTGCGAACAACATCAACGTGACGATGGTGGGTGCTACGTCTGCGTCCCGAATTTCCGGTAACTACAAGGCACGTTTCGAGGGGGTCTACTGATGCTGGCATGGTCCGTGGAGGTTCGTGATTCTAGCCTTTCGCGTGTGGGTCAACTCTCAGATTTTGACCTGACAGATTTTGTGTGTGTCCCGCGGATGAACAATCTGGGCTCCTGGTCGATCAAGCTCCCGAACACGGTTTTGAATGAGTCGGGTGTTCGTGTTCCTCATGAGCTCGGGTTGGTTTTGCGCACGCAGGGTTCGGGTCTGATTGTGACGGGGCCGAATGGTGTTGTGCTGACTGGGCCGATGACGTTTGCGTCACAGGAGGCAACCTCGGACGCACCGGACGGAATCTGGACTATCGAGGGTGTGTCGGATGTTGTGGCGCTCGCACGACCTACAGCGTTTCCTCAGCCCTCCAACTCGAACCCGGCAACACAGACGGCTTCGAATGATGTGCGCACCGGTCTCGGTGAAGCGCTCATGCGGTCGTTTGTTTCGGCAAACATTGGCCCGACTGCTTCGACGGCACGCAAGCTCACTGATCTCACGTTGTCGGCTGATGGTGGCCGTGGTGTTTCTCTCACGAAGTCGCCCCGGTTTCAGAATCTTCTTGAGCTGACTCAAGAGATTGCGGTCGGCTCAGGCTTACTTTTTGATGTCGTGCAGGTTGGTGCTGGTCGTCAGTTTCAGGTCACAGCCCCGGCGGATGTGTCGGCTTCGGTCCGTTGGGATATTGCCAACAACCAGCTGAGCCGGTCGAAGTATGGTTACTCGGCTCCGGGTTGCACGAGAGTTTTCGTCGCAGGTCAGGGCGAAGGCACTGCACGCACCATTGTGGAGGTCACCACCCCCGCCAGTCTGCTCTCTGAGGCGATCTGGGGGCGCATTGAGCGCTTCATTGACCAACGCAACACAGACGTGGTTGCTGAGCTCACACAGGCCGGTTTAGAGGTTTTGGCGGCTGAAGGTTCCACGGTCACATCGCTTGAAGTTGTTCCCTCGTCAGACCTCGCTGACGGTTTCGGCTCAACGTGGTTCCTGGGTTCGTGGGTCACGATTGTGGTCAATGACACGGAGGTTCGGGCGCAAATTGTTGAGGTGCCCATTTCGATCTCGACGGCTGGTGTTTTGGTCGGCGCGGTCGTTGGGGATGCCACCGGTTTCGATTGGGAATCGGTGTTGTCGGCGCGTCAACAGAAAACGGAGTCCCGAGTTTCCGCACTCGAACAGAACGCGGAGGCAACGACAGCGTTTGACCCGACCGCGTTGACGGCACGCACCACCGCGTTGGAAGCGTTTGACGCAACCGTGAAAACGTCTGGGCTGGTTCCGATCGTCCCACCGACATTCTCCACGGTTGGTGGTTCATCGTCGCGATCTGGGGCCGTCGTTAGTTTCACGAACGTCACTTCCATTAGCCTAAACAACGTATTCAGCAGTGAGTTTGCCAACTACCGCGTTATCTTTTCTCCCACCTATGCGGCCTCGAATATGGACATTACCATGCGCTATCGGGTGGCGGGGACGGATATAACCGCCAGCAATTATTACTACTCGATTGTCTACGCCGCGATGAGCGCCGGAGTTGCATTAGCAAATGTTGCCGCACGCGCCGTGACAATTCTTTACCTCTGCTACCTGCCCGCTAACGCTGATCTAACTTCTCAAACAGGCTTCTCTGCTGAATTTTTCGGCCCGATGGTTCCGGGGCGCGGGAAGCGGGCCTCTTGGCAAGCAGTGACCTACAACGCTACCTATGGTTTCAACTCCACGACCGGTGGGGGCACGCTCAACCTTTCTGGTGTGGAGGCTGACGGTCTCACGCTTATCGGTGGCGGAAACTTCTCTGGCTCAGTGACCGTCTACGGCTACAACAACTAGGAGTGAAGATGTCGTTTATTGCTGACGGGGTGACCATCGAAGGGCGCGAGCCCACCGAGGCTGAGCTTGCTGAGCGCGAAGCGTGGGCGGCTGATGCTGAGGCGGCTGAACGGGCTGAGGTGGAGGCACAGGCAACAGTGGATGCGGTGAAAGAGTCTGCGCACGAGAAGCTGGCCGAGCTTGGCCTAACTCCTGACGAGATTGCCGCGATCATCACCCCGTAAACCCCGCTTCGCTTTCCCTCTCTTGCTCCCACATCTGGGGGCTTTTTCTATTTAAAGGAGTCTCCATGGCCATATCGGCGTACCCCAAGCCCAGCACCACAATTTCTACCGATCAATTCCGTGACTTCTTCCGCCAGCTGATCACGACTGGTGGGGTTACCGCGGGGGCTCTCGCGCCTTCAGCGGATTCCTCCGGTCTGACGGTGAAGATTGCGCCGGGCTTTGCGGTCATCGATGGGATTGCGGTGAACTCGACTGCGATCGAATCACGCGCGATTGGTGCGGGTTCTGGTGGTGGCCTGTCACGCATTGACACCCTCGTAGCCAACCTTGATTTCAGCGCGACACCAATCGTGCAGTTCGCGGTTATCGCTGGTGTGCCTGCTGCGACCGGTGCAGCCGCTCCGAGTCTCGCGCTCAGTGGTTCGGTTGTGTACCGCTGGCCTATCGCCAACATCGCAGTCTCGCCAACAGCGTCCACCATTCTGGCCGGAAACGTCACCGATCGCAGAACCTTTTCGGGCAAAGAGGTCGGCGTGTGGACGACCACGAGTCGCCCCACGGTCGCTAACGCTTTCGGGCTCAACACCACTTTGGGGATCCTCGAATCCACGATTGACGGGGCAACCTGGAAGCAGGTCATTTCGACCGGCGATCCGGTTGTTGCCACCCAAATTTCGGCAGCGCAACAACTACTGCTGAACGTGGGCCGGGTCAACGGGGCAAAGATTTCGGTGCAGGAAACTGCACCAACTTCCCCCGCCGTTGGCGACCTCTGGTTCTGGTAACCGGTGGCTGATTATGACGTTGCCCTAGGCGCAGGAACGCTCCGACTAACCGTCAACGAAGGCGAACAAAGCCAAGCCGGGAACTACACCGACACTAATTGGTCGTTGACTCTCTTCTGTAGCAACGGCACATCTCGAAACCTCAATAACAACGTCGCATGGGGTGTGACGATCGGGACCACTGCCTACAACGGTAACTTCGGTTTCGATTTCCGGTACACCACCAGTGTTCTTATTGCTTCGGGCACAACACGAATTGCGCACGACGCGAACGGGTATGCAACCAACTTCTATGTTGGTGGTTCAATTGGCGCAACAGGCACGACAGCGATCAGCTCGGGTGGGGCTACAGGAACATTCACCAACACCCGCATTCCGAAACCGGCAACAGTTCCACTGAGTTTTGGTGCAACAGCCACCGGGCGGAATGTGGCGTCGACATGGGGTGCACCATCGAACAATAACGGCGCAACGGTTTCGTCGTATTCGCTCAGCTACTCCACAAACGGTGGCTCTTCGTGGTCGTCGGCAGTATCAACTACCGCGCTCAGTTATACCTTCGCAAGTTTGCAGGGTGGGCTGACGTACGAATTCCGGGTGCTGGCCAACAACGTTGCCGGGGCCAGTCCTTACGCGACCGTTTCAGCGTTTGTGTCCTCTGGTGGGCGCAGGTGGGGCGGTAGCGGGTTCCTCCCCACGGCGATAGCAAAACGGTGGACAGGTTCAGCACACGTCGATCTGACCATTGCCAAGAAATGGCTTGGCACGCTTTGGGGCGACCTTTCCTAACAACACATTTTCACGAACCACGGGAGTCCACACGGGCTCCTTTTTTCACTTAACAGAAGGAGCACAGAATGGGTTACGCAAACATCACCAGTGGCGGGCAACTCGAATCGACCGCCGCAGCCGCATGGAATCGACTTGAAGAGGCATACAAGGAAGCGTTCGGCTCTTACCTTCCAGTAACCTCAGCACTCCGGACACGAGCAGAGCAAACACGGCTCTACAACGGTTGGATTCAGCGCCTCCCTGGTTTCTACCTCGCGGCCCGCCCCGGCACCTCGCTCCACGAAAAGGGCCTGTCTGTTGATGTGGGCTCTCCCGCGAACCGTGCCGGGACCGCACAGCACAACTGGGTTGTCGCTAATGGTGGGCAGTTCGGTTTCACCTGGACGGGTAAGAATTTCAGCCCGCGCGAAAACTGGCACTTCGACTACACAGGCGGGGGCAACGTCGGCTCACCCGCTTTCTCGCAGGATGTAGCAAACCGTCAAACCTTCTTGAACGGCGCGATCGGTGCTGGGCTTGTTGTTGACGGTGACCTTGGGCCGAAGACGCGCGCCGCAATTGCCATTTATCAGCGCGAGGTTCTCCACATCACTGGCGACGGCGACTGGGGGCCAATCACTACTACCGCGCACAACGCTCATGTGGCTGCGAGCCAAGCCGCCGCCGCTCAAGCCGCAGCACAGGCCGCCGCGACCGCCGCTAAGCCTCGCTCGTCCAGTGCAGTCCTCCGCCGTGGCTCGAAGGGTGCAGCGGTCAAGCAGTTGCAGGACGTTCTCAACGCCCACTACCCGCTCTACTCGCGCCTCGTCCCTGATGCTGACTACGGCCCCGCTACCGAGGCTGTTGTTCTCGAACTTCAGACCCGTGCAGGTCTTGGGCGTGACGGCATCGCGGGGGCTGAAACGCTCGGCTACTTGGGCCTCTAACCCGTGGATGTTATGGCCCCGGCTTTCACTGAGGGTGCACAAGTCCTCATCACACTCGTCAGCACTATTGGCGGGATTGTGGTGGCCGGGTTTGGGTTCCTGGGTGTGAGGGCGAACCAGACCCGTGCACATGCCCGTTCGGCTGCGGCGGATTCGGCGATCTCGCGTGGACAACTCGAAAACTCCCACACAACCAATCTGCGCGAAGAGAATGACGAACGCCACGAGCGGGTGATGAGCACGCTCGACGGTCAAACCAAGGCGCTGGCGGGCATCAAACGCGACATCGGCCGTCTTGCTGACGCTGACCTTGAGCATTCACGTGTGGCCCGCGAAGACCGTGCACGACTTACTGCACACCTCGATTCACTAACCAATAAGGAGAACAAATGAATATCAAACCTTACGCAAAAGCCATTGTTGGCGGTCTGGTCACTGGACTAGCTGCCGCATCCGTCGCACTCGTTGACGGCAAACTTGATGCTGTCGAAATCATCAGCATCGTCCTGGCGTTCATCGCTGGCACTGGTTTTGTTTACGCAGTCCCGAACACCCCAGCATCCGAGTGAACGACGTAGATGGTTACGTCGTGAACGTGGACCCCATGGACGAACTCAATTGCGACAGCTGCCAAAGGGTCTCGCGCCGGAAGCTTCGGTTTTAGTCTTCCGTTTGCGCTAGTTCTACACTTCTGAAATCGCCCCCCCGTTTGCCTTCACCGGCAGGCGGGGGGCTTTTTCGTCGCTGGCGAAACTTTCAAAGTTGTTCAAGTAGTCTGGCGATATGGGGAAAAGAGTTGGCTATTGGAAGACGCACCCTAAAAAAGAGTTGCAGGCCATCCTCATGAAGTTCCACTCTCAGTTGTGGCGAATCATAGACCCGCCCAAGTATTACAAGGCATACTGTCCCTGTAGCGAACAACACAAGACGACGATCCATCTCTCGCCGTCGAATCCGAACTACGTGACAGACAAGACGAAATGGCTAGAGCGCCAAGCGTGCTACTCGGCAATGAAGGGGAAATCGTGATGATCGCAGTAAAGCTCACTAAGGGTTTCATCGTGCACGACTGCGCCGATTTGGACGCCCACACCGACATGGTGATGGAAGCGCTTATCGCCCTGGAATCAGAATCCGTCGCTGACAGTGACATGGATGTCACGCTGACCACCGGCGAGGTGACCATCTCTGTCGTCGGCATATCAGGTCGTCTTGAAGACGCGATGGCTATTGCGGACTCCGCGATTCGGACTGCTATCCACGCATCCAACGGGAGCACTCCCGATTGGCAGGAAGTTTCCTCCGAGTCGTTGCGACTCGTGAGCGTCTAACCCATAAACCCCCTAGCGGAATTGCCCCACCCCTCTTCGGAGCGGGTGGGGCTTTTTTGTCGTTACCCCCGCGCCGCTGTAACCCACCGATTCACCGTGGATCGTGCAACCCCTGTGGCCCGTTGGATCTGCGCAATCGACTGACCCTCACCCGCGAGCTCAAGAACGGTCGGCTTCGGGTCCACGCGGTCACTGGTGGTCACTGACGGGCGAAACACGGACACGGCGGCGAGATGGGTCACTAGCAAAAGCGAGAGCGCAGGGATCGAACTGGCGACGATAGCGACAGGCAACGGCACCACGATCAGAGACGGGTCAATTGTGGTCACATGGATTGCGTTACCAGTGACCGTGAAGCACCCGAAAATGACCATAACTGACCACGCATATTTGCGCCCGTGTTCGCTGGTCAAAGCAATCAGCATGGCCACAATGGTCACGAGGTCAAGGATGAGCGGAAAGATAATCGCGTTATCGGCTGCGAATCCGACCGACCCCGCCACTTCCCGTAATGCTCGGTAGCTCATGTACATGCTCCCGAGCGCCAGAAGGATGACGGCAATGCGGAGTGTGAGACGTAATGCAGGGCTTTTCAT